TTGATATTATAGGTACGCATGTTATTAACCATACCTTTAGCAATAATACTTCTATTACCTTCTCTAGATCCCCTTAGTATTTCATAACCTACTATTCCTGGTATATCATTACCGTCATTGTCTTTTGGTAAAAGTATATTAGTAAAGTTTATACCCATTAATCTAATATTAGCACCACCTTGAGAATAATGATTTGTTACATCACTATTTGCTGTTATATTATCAGGAAATTTATGATGTCTTATTGGTTCAGCACATAAATCAAATTGTGGATCAGTTGTACCTGACCAACATTGAGATGATGCATCCCATATATCATGTCTATTATCTGGATATTTTTCAGTTGATTCCCAGTAACCCATTCTACCTGTTGCAATAATAATACCACCATCAGGTAATGTTGTTACAGGAGGTAAACCACCTAAAGTTGCTGTATTATATACTTCAAATACTCTATCATTTGAATTTAAAGAATTTATATTACCAGACAGTGGAGATGTTTCTAATGTATTTCCTACATTAGGTACATTAAATTGTACTGGAGCACGTCCAGGAATATGATAAGAAGAAGATTTATCTCCTGTACTATATACCCATCTAATAAAGAAAGTATATACTTCATCTCTTAAGTAACTTGTATTACCACCACCGTTTACATAATAATCTGATGGATATTCTACTGATACCCATTGTGATTGTATTTGATTAGCTAAAGGTTGATAGTTAAAATCAAATTTAGATCTTGGTGCAATTCTTAATAAGTATGTATTAACCTCAGTAATTTGATCTGATGTTTCATATACAGGAGTTCTTAAAGGAATCATTTCAATTGGTACAGTAATAAGATCTTCTTTAATTTGATCTAAATGTACCACAGATGTATTTGTAGAATATAATCCAATTCTTTTTGCTACTGCACCTTGATTAATTACTTGTATTACTACTAATTCAAATTCAGTAAAATGTGTTGAGTCAGCTGTAATCAATATATCAATACAACCTTGTACATCATCAACATTCCAAATAGGTTGAGTATTACTTGGTGAAAAATAATCAGTAACTCTTTGACCTTTAATAGTATATGCAAGAGTTGCAAAGTATGATCCATTTCTTAATACTCCTCCACCAATACCTTGTGTAACTTGAATAGTAGGTGTATCCATTAATCTTGCAAGTCTTAATGCTTCACAATTTAATGTAGTTAGATCTTTACATATTATACATCCTACAGGAATATAACCACCTGGAGCTGGTATTACTATACCATTCTCATCTTTACATTCTTGATCCCATTGAACTCCTGGCCATTGAATATTTACACCTGATCCATTTGCATATGTATTACTACCAATCCATATATAATCAGGAGTTGGCCATAATGCATCATCTCCAACATTTAAATATCTATCAGGATTATTACCATCAGCAAAATATACAGACCATGAGCAATCTTCTTTCTCTCTTGATGCACCAGTAATTAAAAAGCGTTTATCAAAATTTAAACATGTATCCTGTACAATAATTCTATATCTACAAGTATCTTCTTCAAATAATCCTATTTCATGTCCAGTAGCTGCACCAACTCCTGATGCTGGATGTGCTACAGTAAAAAGGATCCATTTATCAGTATATAAATGTATTGCACCTATGATATATTTTTTACCAGTTAAAGTTGCACCAGCCTCAGCACATAATATATTAGATGTTTCATTTGATAATGTACCAACATTACCTTCTAATGTATTGTTAACTGCATTACGTGCATGAGTCCACATGCCCTCACTTACAAATGTAGGATCTGAATCTTTATTTAATCCCTTTATAAAGGTATTTGTTTTATTTTGACCTGTATCTTGTATATTTTTCTTTGCCATAACATAATAATATTATAATATCCGCATACTGTTATAGTTAAAACTTTTAAACATGTCATAGTATTTAGAATATTGTGCTCTTCTGTTAGCCATCCATAACCCTTTCATCTCTGCAAAGTTAGGTGTATTAACAATTGATAAAGCATAATTTCTTGCAGCTTTTAATCTTTGTTCTATAAGTTGTAATTTCTGTACTACATCTTCACCATTAAGATATAAGTTTTCAAATATTCTTTGCTTTACAGCATATTCATAATACTCATTGATTTCATCATGATCCGGAACTAATAAGTTACCATTATCATCTTCTAGTGCTCCTTGATAATTAATGTATACTTTGCCACAATCAAATGTAGTATGTAAAAAACCATCTTTAATCCATGCTTCATTAGGTGCATTAAGATAAAGATTAGGACAATCACATTCTATTTCTCTTGAAGATCTGAACCTTAAAGGAATAAGTGATTCATATATTCTTGTTTCTCCAGTAGGTATTACTTGGATTAATTCAAATGCTTCACCTTTACAGTTAGAAAATACTCTTGGTCTTACACAAGTATTACCAAATGGATTATTAGGATCATATTGTGGAACTAATATAGGAGTATTATTAAATGTACTATTTGCACAAGCAATAGTATGATTACATGGATTAGCATTACAAGTACTACAATTAACTGTAGGAGGTGCACATAAATCTACTGTACTTGGTACTTCAGTATAAGGTACTTCCATAGTAGTAGTACCTCCAGATTGATATCCTACCTCTTGTCTAAATGATCCACATATTGACCCAAAGTTCATTACATAGAAATCATCAGGTAATTTTATCTTATGATGTTCTACTTCTAATATGGCTTCTTTAGTCATATTAATTCTGAGACCTAAATCATATGTTACTCTTTTTGCAACTTTAATTAGTTGTTGAGGCTCAATTAAATTTTCAAGAGCATATGTATTTAAGTCAATAGTAACATCTTCCAGTAATTGGTCAAATGTTCTAAACTTGAGTGTATAATTAAAATCCATTATCTTAATGAGTTTTGACTATCATCAGGACCATTTGCAGGTACATTAATAGACATAGTTAATTCTTTTAATACATATTGTTCAATTTCACCAAATAAGTAATCTGGGAACATTAATTGGTCATCATTTCTAAATCTACATTCTTGAGATGTATCACATGTAAATCCTGTAATAGTATCTTCAAACATACCTTCTACTTTAATTGCTTCCCATGGAACATTAGGCATATATAAATAACCATCTAAATACCAGAAATATTTTCTAGTATTATATCTGAAACTATTTACTTTAGTCATAGAAGAATATGTACCTGGATCAGTTCTAAATAATTCTACTGAGGTGTCTAATGAAGATACAGTACGTATAAGTGGGCCATTAAGTCCATCAAAAAACTTAGGTAGTCTTTCTTTAGTTCTTTTAATATAACAACCAGAGGTAATACCAAAGCATCCTGCCTCTACTTTATCTACATCTATTAATTCAACAAATGTTAAAGTAGAAAATATTGAACTTATCTTCATTAACCTATTTTGATTATCTTCTCTCTTTAAAAGAGTTTTTCCATATTTTGAAATTGCAAAATATATTGTTCTATCAGTTAAGAATGGATCCTCCTTTACAGCTTTAAGTGCATTCCTAACTCTTGATATTGCTTCACCAATTGTTGTCATATATCAAATTCATTATATGTTTTTAACTTTTCTTTTTCAATACCTTTAACGTAATCCTTTTGCCTAGACTTAGTAAACATCTTACGTATTTTTTTCATTGGATCAACCTGTATATACATAGGCCAATTTTCTGAATATGTTTTAGCTACACTTCTTTTAAAATTTCTAGATCCTGCAAAGGCCCAGCATTCCCTATTACTAAAAGTATACTTAGTAGCATTATTAGTATAAAAGATTTTAGCAAGCTTGCCATCTGTATCCCAATTTGTATTTGTTACTATTACTCCATATTTTGTTGACTTGCCAAAATCAATGTTTCTTCTAAACTTACTTGTTTGACATGTACCAATAAATATGTTACCTAAATTTTCTGGTAACTTTACACCATCCCTGGTTTCAATTACTGTTTCAAAAAATAAGTTATGAAATGTTGTACATATTTTATATAAGTCCTTAGTGTCTACATCCTTATATTTAGGATACTTTTCTTTAAATGCTTTATAGAATTGTCTATTTAATACATGATATACATCTTGTCTAAATCTTTTACCTTTTACATCTGGTCCCTTAAATATTTTACTTTCCATACCTTATACATTAATATACTAAAATTTTCAGACTTATAAAAATTACAAGTTAAACAAATATAATATATATAACTCATATATAAAAAATAACCCCGGTAATAAAATACATACCGGGGTCTCGTTGTTAGCCACAGAAACCAACAAACTGCGACATATTTTTAAACTATACTAGTTATTAATCCATTTGTTACAGTAATTGTTTGAGCACCTACTACAAAAGAACCTGATGCTCCAGTAGTATACGTTGATGTAACTTTACCCCAACTACCTTCACCAGCAATTCCTACACATGTTAATACTCTACCAAGAGCATTAGTACCATCATTAAGTTTAATTGCATGATTTGATGTACCATTTAAAGCTTGAGCAAAAATACCAATATTATCACCTGCAGCAGAAGTAGCTGAACCAGAAACACCTATATTAACATTACTATTTCCTGTTGCAGAACCTACAACACCTGCATTTTGACCTACTGTATTTATACCTTCTGCTGAACCATTAATCCCTATATAATTAGTATTAAGAGCACTACTATGAGTATTTTTAACAACTAATCCATATAGTTGTGTTGATGTTTCAATATTTACTCTGTAAATTGCAACAGTAAATCCACCTATACCAACACTAGTATTATTATCTCTAATTAAACCAGTTCCTAAAGTTACACCATCTGGAGTCCAACGTGCTACATAATTATTTGTACCAGAACCTGCAATTCCACCACCACCACTAGGAGTTACCCAATTAGCTTTACCATCAGAAGTTATACAAGTTAATACTTTACCAATCCCCTCAGTACCATCTGTTCCTTGAAAACAGTAGTTAAGAGCACCTGACAATGCTGAACCAGAAACACCTATATTAATTGAAGCAGTACTAGAATTAGCATTACCTATAACCCCAGTTAATGTTCCTGTACCTGTAAAAGCTTGTCCGTAAACCCCTACACCATTGGCAACATTAGATTGACCAAGAATGGCATTTGGTTGCGCATTGTTATAAACAAGTAACTTTGTGTTTGCATTAGGTGCTATATTTATACCTACAGTAGTTCCATTATCTCTAATAAGTCCTGTTCCAAGTGTTGTAGCATTAGGAGTCCATCTAGCTATATAATCAGTAATACCTGAACCATCAACACCTCCTACTGCAATAAGTGGACTTGCTGGTGTACCCAAACCTGTAATAGTTATTCCATCTACAGAAACTTTAACTATAGGATTAAGTGGATCAGTATTGTCTGTATTTAAACCTGTTACTGATTGTACACTATTTGAAAAATTTGTACAAAAAAATAATACAATACTTTCTAATGCCTCAGCAATTGAAGAATCTTGTGCAACAACAATATTTAGTCCACACATAATATCTGGTAATGTATATCTTACACATTGTGCATCAAAAAATTCTGCACAAGGTTGTGGATTAGGACAATCTACTGGAGTTGGGCATGGAGGTAAAGAAGGATAAGCATCATCACATCCGCATTTTTTACATGTATTCATAGTATTTTATTTATTTAACTTTTTGTATTGTCATTTTTGCAATATCACCACTTGCTGTTGTATAGTCTACATCAGAAAAATTAACTACTCTAAGACATACTTGAGTACCTATATTCACTTCTAATCCTAACATGGATCCATTAAGATCAACATATAATAATTGATTAGTAATTCCACATGTAGTAGCTACATGATAAATATTTCCAGCATTATCTGTAATACCAGCTACAATACTTCCTGAATTAAAACCAGTAGTTCCTTCTGATAAATGTATATAAAAACTAAAGTTATATATTCCTGTTGCTGGGCAAGTCCATAATCCTGTTAAAGCATCATATGCATTATCATCATCATATACTTCTGTTAATAATATTTTTACTGCATTAGCATTATTTAAACTTGTTGTTAAATTTGGTGTAACTTTTAATACAGTTGGTGGTTGTATTTGTGCAAACATTGCACCTGGTACTATTACATCTGCTGTTAATGTATATGTTGGACCTGCACCAACTGATAAATCAACTGTTGCTGTATCTGCAACTGATATAGCTGAAGGAATTACATCTGCACTAACTACATATGCAGGTCCTCCTGTTACAGTCATATTAACTGTAGCAGTATTTAAAGCAGAAACTGTTACACTTCCATTTCTTAAATCTTTAATACATGCCCAAATATTATTAATAGTATCACATACTGATGTTGCTGGTGTTACCCATAGTCCTGCATATTGTACAGACATCTGTGCAAGAGGATTTACTTTTGAAAAATCAGTAGGTGCAACAGTTTGATTTCCTACTGCAGTTAATAGACATCCTGTATCACCTGTAGCTGTAACATATGGAAACCAAATTTGATTTACATATGAATTTATAACAGTATCAATACCTTGTGTACTTCCAACTAGTAAAACTGGAGATGAAGGCAATGTATCTGCCATTACCATAGTAGGTGTAGTATATGTTGGAGGTACTGTATTTTCTAAATCAGTTACTCTTATTTCTAGATCACTAATTGCTATATCTTGTAATGCATTAGCATCAATAATTGCACAAACTTTTTCTCCAATAGCAATTACATACTCAGTAAGATTCATTGTAGTTATAGTACCAGATACAAAACATGGTGCTACTGATACTATACAATCTGTAGGACATCCACTAGAAGGAGGTACACCAGGAGTAAGTGGAACATTTTCAAGTTCACATACTTTAACTATTAAGAAATTAATTAAGTCAGTAAAAGTACTTGGTGCACAATTTACTAGATTGAAACAATCAAGATCATAAGAAGTAATACTTAATGTATCTAGAATTGCACATAACTCAGTTGCTAGTTTCTCAACTACATCTGTAATAGAATCTCCTCTACATAAGTTTATACAGTTTAAATCCGGACCTGCCCAAATTACACAATTTGAAGAAGTTGGAGTACACGGTGAATTATCAAAATTTAATGGTTTCATATCTTTAGTATCTATTTATAATATAACAATTTTAATTAAGAATTGCAACCGCAACCACAATTTATAGTTTGATGACAACTATTAGTACTAGGAGTATTACATCCACATCCACAACCTGTATTATGTGTACAACAATCTTGGAAAGGTCTGCATACATAATCAGGATTTAAAATTGCTTGTAACTCTAATAATTGAAATTTAATATCAAGTCTATACAAGTCATCTTCTGGACAACATGGAGCAATACCATATCTTTGTGCTATAACATCTTTATATAGGACCTGAGAGTATGAACAAGCTATTCTCTCATAGTATTCAGTTGAACATGCTGGAGAATTATATCCTGGTCTTACACTTTTAAAAGGAACATCTGATGGACATCCATTATCTACACATGGACCATTATCAGTATATATTTCAGGAAGATCCCATCCTTCAGGATAGATCCATCTTAATACACAAAACTTTACACTATTTTTTCCTGCTGCTAATGTAATTGATTTAATTACATTATCACAATCTTCAAATAAGAAAACTGCAGTTGCATCACTGTTATTAGTTATTACACTACAGAAACATACTGTATTAGTTAAACATACTTCACATGATTCATATACTGCTTCTACTATAACTAAATCATCTGAAGTATTTACATCAGTTTCTTCAACATAGTAACATGACTCAGGACAAAATTTAAGTTTAATAATAGATGTTAAGTATGCAGATAAATTAGTAGTTGTATATACTGTTGGAGCTATACCTGCACAATCTATTACTGCATATCTTGTTACTGCACATTCTTGACATGTATCATAAGCAATTGATACTGTTACTACTACTGGAGAAGGTACAGCACCAATATATATACTTACATAAAAGCATCCTTCATATTCATCAAGAGTTACTATTCTATCAACATATACTGATAAGTCTTCTGATGTATATAATACAAAATCATCAGCTGGATCACATGATTCTAATCTATAATTAATTATAGGAAGACATGAAATACAATCTGTAAATGTAGTAAGTACTGTTACAGGAATTGGAGTTAAACAAACTACTGCAGTTCCTATTTGCCAACATCCTGGAAATTCAGCAAGAGTAACAATTTCACCAAGTGAATAAGAAAATGCTAATTCTTGTGAATTAGATTGTATTATTTCACGAGTTACACAATTGATTAATTCATAACAGACATCTTGACATTCATATAATTTATCATTAGGAACTTGTACACATGGGTCTCCCATTGTAATATTAATATCAGTGCCTACAGCATCTGGATATGATTTTGAACATATTCTTGTTGGAACAGTATCTTCTATAAGTTGACCAAAATGATCTATATAAGTTACATTACCTATACCAGTAATTGTATAACATTTAGTTACACAAGGTGTACATGGTTGTTCTATATCAGTTACTACAGGAATTAATGGATATACTACAGTAGTTACTCTTGTTACATACCAACAACTAATTGGATCTAAAGTAGTAGGCATTAATTTATTAGGAACATATGCACTACATAAAGGACAGTTAGTAGTATCCGTATATATTACCTCATCATTAAAACAATTATATAACTTATAAAATGATCCCATCTTAATTATTTTTTTGGTTGTGATTGTTTAAGTTTCATTTCATAAGCTGAAATACAGTTTGTACATACTTGTGCTTTATTTGATGCAACTCTTTTTTGACAGCCACATGATAAATTTTTACTGCAGTTTGAACATCTAGCCATAATTTTGGTTTTTTAATGGTTTAACAATTTTTACACTCTATCTTACGCATTATCTTTAATGCATAATTATATAAAGTCATTCCGTGAGTTGGTTCATGACAGAATTCTACTTTTGCTTTTGCAGCATCCAAGTACATCTTAGCCATCTTCAATATCTCTAATTTCTTTTGAATATTTGCTGGTGGTTCACACGCAGCAAGATCTAATTTACATAAAATATTATTATAAATATTTAATGCTCTTGTAATTCTTAAATGATTATATATTACAAATACTGTATCATTAGGAGACACACTATATTTAATAACATATATACCATCTGGTAAATCACTAAACACTGTACCATCACATCCTTGAGTTTGTAATTGTAAATCACATGCTGTAAGAATTGTATTTCCTCCTGGCACTGTTGTAATCTGAGAAGAATAACTAAATCCTGGTACAGTTACATTTAATGTAGGACATGATACGGGCATCAATGGAGAATAAATACTTGTGTCTAATATTGACATTATACAAGTATTCATTACAGTAGGTACTTCTAAACTTAATAAATGATGTGCCATAATAATTTATAAAAAAAGGGAGGGAAAATAAATTCACCTCCCTTTGTTAGTAATATAATTTTGTACTACTTATGCAGCTTCCAATGGAATTAGTGGAGTACAAGCTGTAATTGCACTAATTTCTTCAAGTTCAATACAGTTACCACATGCAGCAATCCAATCTTCAACAAATTTTTCAAATGTAACATCAGCACCAGTTGTAATAACTTCTAGTAAGTATTGATCATTATCAAATGTACCAGTTGGGTTATTGAAACGTGGAACTGAATGTTGCAAGTAATATCTTGTATAGAATGCAGTTCTGTTAATAGTATTCAAGATTTCATTTCCTTGAGTTACCTCTCTTATTCTAAGATCAGTAGCAAAGAAGTTTTGTCTGTATCTTTCTGATAAGATTACATCTCTAGCAACTGATTCACCAAGACCCATTGCTTGTAAACCTGTACACTCAGTAACAACACATAATCCTTCAAACTCACATGGATTACCTGCGTAATCAACTAATGATGCATATAACTTAACTGGTTCTTTTTCAAAGAAATCAGAAGTTTGGAATGTACAGTCACTGAAAGTAGTTCCAACATAAGCACCAAATAAAGTGATACCCGCATAAGCACCTGGAGTATGTCCTGGAGATACATAGTTATCCCAAGTACCACCAATTGTATAACCAACTGGAGCAACAAAACCTGTTGTATCAGTTCCTGGAGCATACCATAAAGATAAATTTTCAGCAGTAACTACTGGCAATACAAATGGAGAAATTACTGTTCTTGCTGAATCAACAATTGTATTAGGTAAAATCTCACCAACAATTGCTTGAGCCCATTGGATCATAACTAAAGTACCATCAACTGGAGTTGGAGCAAGTGCTCCTGCAGGACAACATCCTGTGTAAGCTTCAACAGTTAAGTAAGCATTGTGATTTAAGAATCTTAATGCAGGAGAACCTTTAACATCAATACGTAAAGAGTAAGTCTCATCACATAAAAATTCTTTTTCACAAGAACCACCATTAGCTTCAGTAAAAGGTGTGAATCCAATGTTAATAACATTTTGTTGAGCAATGTTAGGATCTACTCTGTAGAATCTATTAACATACTTAGGATTGATGATTTTAGATTTATTAGATTCTAAATATCCACCATGAGAACCAATTTTGTCTTTAGAATACAAAGATCCTGAAGCAAGAATTAATGGGCAACAACCTGTAGGAGGTGTGTTAATATTAACAATTTCCCAAGTTTTTGGATCAACAAATGCAAAATCACCTGTAGTAAGAATGTTACCTGGTGTTCCTAGTTGTCCTTCACCAAGGTCAGTAAAACCTTGTGTTCCAACAAAAGCCTTCTGGAAGGCGTGATTAAAATAAGCCATAACTTTTTAATTTTAATTAATAAATATATATATAATATAATAAAATAATTTCTATTTACAAAATTATTTCAAGAATAATAATTTATACTTGCCTGAGTTAAGAGTATCTTTAACTGTATCAAGTGAATTAACAATTTCAGAGTAAGGCATTTTAGCTTGTAATCCTGTTACCATAGATGTAATATCTCTGATATATGCTAAAGCATCTGCAACTGTAGCTAATTTTCTTGGTACTGCTTCTGAACATTCTAAAATTTTTTCTGCTGCTCCTTGATATCCTTCTGCAAGTGAATCAGCATGATCTGGTAAAGCATCATATAATTCATTTAAAGCTTTGTGTGCAGCATATGCTCCTGAACCTTGAACTTTTAAATGTAGTTTATGAAATGATGTTGCTGCATTCATTAATTCTGTAACACATGCAGCCGTAGCTGAATCAATTGATCCTGATGCTGGAGCTGAATAACTTGCATATGAAGTTGAGGACTCTCTTTTAAGTAATTTGGGTTTTTCCATTATTATAAATATTAATTGTTTCTTTCTGCTGTTTCTGTTCCTCTAGAGAATTGATTACCTGATTCAATATCACCAGCAAGTATACTCACTGCTTCATCAATTAGTAATTCAACTATATCATCTTTAAATTCACATTCTACATTTGTAGTAGTTTGTACACTAGTGTAAGGATCTATACATCCCTGTATCTCAATTTTTATTGGTTGTCTATAATATGTAAGACTACCAGAACTGATATCAAAATCATTATTTGTATACACATTGACTCTATTATTTTTTAAAGTAGCAAATGTTTCAGCCCACTCAAAACTAGGTTTCTTAGCACTATCAAATAATAATTGATTTAAGTTGCCTTCTTCTGCAAGATACACTGACATTCTTCTATCATCACAACATCCTTTTCTAGCTTGAATATCTACACGTTTCCATTGTAAATAATTAGGAGGTAAATCAGAATAAGAAGATATATCAGATTTAACAAATGGTACATTAATAGTATCTAGTAGTATTTGTAAATCATCTATTCTTCTAGTAGACTGCTCATCACCTTCTTTAACAATATTGATACCATGAAGTTGTCTTCTAATCCATTCAACCTGAGCCTTATTAAAAGACTCCACTACTTGCCAACATTCAATGTTGTCATAGTCTTGGCTGTCTAATTTGTTTAAACGGCTTTTCACTTTAGTTACTATAGTACTATTAAGCATCTGTTATTTCTTTTTAGTTTTTACAGCACCACCTTTTCTTTTTTCATAACCTCCTCCTATTGCTTTTCCTAAAAAAGGAGATGCAATCATTGCAGCAGCTATTCCCGCAATATTTCTTCTATTCTCTTTTTTTTGTGGAGAATTTGAAGGTAAATTTTTCCAATCTTGTTTTCCTGCTTTTTTTGCTTCTTTACTAATTTTTCTAGATGTTAAATATTTAGTACCTTTTTCTTGTATTTCAGAATTCTTAGGATTTCTACTTGCATTTTCAAATTCTTTTGCACGAATTGCATTAAAATTTGTCATACCTGGATTAGCCCTATTATTTCTAGAAACTTCGTATGGTACTTGTTCTGATACAGGTCCTTGATATATAGCATTTTTAGCTGCAGGTTTTGGTTCAGGTCTGACATAAACATTTTTCTTCTCACCATATCCTGGTTTATTAATCATGTCATCATTAGTCTCAATACCATCTTGAGCTTTTTTTAAAGACTTCTTTACTGAAGCTTGTCTAGCTTCATTAGCTTTTCTAAATGCAGTTAATGGATGTTCTTTAGTTATTGTTTTTTTAATTGCCATGATATTATTTTTTAGTATATGTACTTAATACATTCATTTGTTCTTGAGCAAGTTTTTTAACATCTGCCATCATCTTGGTATTTTTTCTAATCTCATCTGCTCTCTTTAATGTACTTAGAGCAGATTCAACTTCCCATTTTCTCATTTCTGCTTTTGGTGTTGCAGATATAGAAATACCTACTGAAGCTTTTTTCACAGGTGTTTTTGTAGTAGTTGTTTTTCTAATTGCCATAATATTTAATTTAACAGTTCCATTTTCTCAAAGCTTTATTGATTCTGGAATCAGGATCATTTGCAGTCTTTGCACTTGTTAGTTTTTTCTTCATTCCACCCATCCTACTACAGAAACTTTTACGTCTACCTGCAGCTTCACTTCCAGGTTTAATTTTAGAAGGTTTAGTAGTTACAGCTGTCTTAAGTTTACTTCCAGGATTAGCAGCTCTATAACTTGCTACTCCTTTGGCATTAAGACCACCTGCTGGGTTCTTACCTTCTTTTCTTTGCCATGCTGGAGACTTTGCCATAACTATTTCTTTTTAGTTGTTGCTTTAATCTTTTTTTCTTGCTTAAGCATTTGTGTAGTAGGTTTTTTATCAGAACCTTTTGCAGCTCTAATGTTATCCCAAAGACCTCTTTGAGATACACTACCATCTTTACGCTTTAACATTTCCTTTGCCACCTTATTTTACTTTTTTAAGTCTAGGATTTTTAGCTTTAGCTTTAGCACCAGCTTTTCTAGTTGATGAAGCTAATATAGCTCCAGCAGCTTGTTTACTAATTCCTTGTTTAGCAGCAATACTAGATTGTACAGCTTTAAAACCTGGATGAGCAATACCTCCTTTAGCCATTTTTTTATTTTTCATTGTAGCTTTAGGATTATTATCAATACCAGCTATAATAGATAAAATACCAAATGGACTAGTTCCACCAGATTTCATCATAGGTTTTCTTTCAGTAGCACACGCACCTGAAGCTGTTCTTACTTTAGTATTTTTACAAGATGTTTTAACTGCTCTAGTTGCCATGACTATTTCTTTTTAGTTTTAACTGCTGTCTTTTTTGGAGCTGGGTTATATCCTTCCGTAGCAAACCCAAATGTGCTAACATATTGACCTAATGCTTTTAATGCATCCATTCCTGTTTTAGGTTTAGGTGCTGGTGATAATGGTTTAGTTTTAACAGTTTTACCCATTTGTGCTTTTGCTAATGGTTTTTTAACTGCTCCACCTACTTTTTTAAATGTAGTTGTTACAGATCTCTTAGAGTTTTCTCTTGGCTTTATTGTATATGACTCCCCATCACCAACATCCTCAAATGTATGTTTAGATTTTGTTGCAAATCTAGTACCTATTCTCTCAGCTTTTGCTTTAGAAACATCTTTAGTTTTACCAAACATATTTGTTTTTGTAGAACTTGTTCCACCTTCTAGCATTTTATTTACTGATCCACCTTTTTTCATTTTAGATTCAGATTCTTTTACTTTATTAAGTAATGCATCTGATCTTTCTTTATCACCTCTATCAATTGCTCTTTCTGCTCTTCTTAATCTACTATCATTTATGGCTCCTCTTATTTTATTAGCAAAGGATTCTGATGGTCCAGTTGAAATTGCACTTTTAGTTTTTGCAGGTTTAGCTTTTTCTGTTGTATTTTCTACTGCAGTTGCTTTTGCTTTAGATCCAATCAATTCTGACTTTGCAAAATTTCTTGTTTCAATAGCTGATGGTTTTTTTACTGCCATTTTATCAACTGTTGCAACAGGTGTTTTAGCTTTTTTAACAACTTTTTTTACTGCAGCTTTTTTTACTGTAGTAGCAGGAGTTGTACTTGTTGTACTTGTAGTACTTGTAGTACTTGCAGCTGGAGTTGTACTTGTACTTGCAGTAGTTTTAGCTGGAGTAAAATTAACATGACTACCAACAACATTGCTATTTTTATAACTTTGTTTATTTGTTGTATTAGTCATTTTTTTATTTTCTGCTGTTGCAGTTTTAACAAGTGAAGCTAGAGCACCTTTATTAGTTCCAACTTTAGCTGGTGCTGCAGTTGGTTTTTTAGCTGGTGCTTTAGCTGGTACTTTAGAAGATGTACTATTCTTATAAGAATCAAGTGCATATGCACCTGCTCCAAGAGCCGCATATCCTGCAAGTTTTTTCCAATTCTTGCCACCTTTTTTTGCTAGTTCAGTAAAATTAATTTTACCTAATACTGCAGGTACTTTAGATGCAACTTTTACTCCTGTACCAACTATTTTAGTTGAAGCTTTTTTTGCAGCGTCTAATGCTTTTAGTTGTGCCATAGTTATAACCTTAGCTGGAGCTTTAGACGCAACTTTAGCAACAGCAGGTAAAGCAGCTTTAACAACTTTAGCAGGAAGGTTAGATTTAGTTGCAATTTTTCCAGCACCAATTTTAATTGCAGCATTACGTGCATTAGTTCCTAATTTAGCAGAAGTTTTAACACTAGTACTAAGACCTTTAATATTTTTAATTTTAATATTTCCAGCATTTGCTTTATTTGCTCCTGCTGTTCTAGCAGCAAGTGCTTTATTTGCAAGTACTTTTCTAGAAGCAGCTTGAGCAGCTTTTGATGCTGTAGATGCATTTGAACTACCACCTCTACCCATTTTATTAAGAGAACCACCCATCTTCATAGATTCAGGACCTGTTTTACCAGCACCTGTATAATATGGTATACCAGCTGCAAATGGTTTTTTGCCTGGTCCCATTACTTTAGTGGTCATTCCACCAGTAGCCATTTTTTTAGTGCCTCCACATTTAGCACATCCCATCTTTGCCATAATAATTTATTTTAATATTATTAACACTTTTTACCTTTAGTACCTCCCATTTTCATCTTAGGAGATGGCTGTGGTTTATTTACTTTACCTGGAGATTTTCCACCTGGAGTTTTTAATGCATACACTGGAGAATTGGTTCCACCTACTCTGCCTGTTGCTTTTTGTTGTACATTTACTTTTGCGTTAGCCATGATATATAGTTTAAAAAAGTATACCAGAATTACTGGTATACTCTAGAGTTATTTACATATTCCACAGTTTTTCAACTTGTGCATTTAAATCCTTTAGGATATCCTCATTTAAAGGGTTTCTTAAGAACTCAGTTACATCTGAAACATTTCTACCAAGTAAGCTATTTGTCTTAGTATGATAGATATGTCCATCTGACTTATTAATAATATACTTAAAAAATATGGAATCTTTGACAATTGCTTTAATTTTTAATGTTTCCATATCTAAAGCAGCAGCTTCTAAGAACCCTTTTGCAGCTCTTTCTTTGTTTCCTTCTGTACCTTCACCATTAATATGTCTATCCATGTTGTCATAGATTACATCATTTGGTGTATGTTTTTTATACTGTATACTTGCAGTATCAACAGATTTAGCAATGTAGAATAATTTAGTACTATTTTTATCAAATAGTTTTTGTAATTCAGCAAGTGCTTTATTTTTAAGTTTTTTGTATTCAGTTTTAATTCCACTTGTTTCTGTAACTTTATCTAAATAAAATTTTGGTGGAACTGCTTTTGATCTAGCATCATCATAACTTCTTGATATAAGAGAAAATCCTCCAGCTTCAACAGCATATAGTTTAATTCTATCATATGGATTTGCAGGATCTAGATATACTGGATCATTACCACATGACATATTTATTTTATTCCAGAATTCTTTATTACTTGGATTAAGTAACTTGATATCATTCCAGAATGTTGGACTATCAATATCTACTACATTAGCTGCTAATTCTTTTTCTAATTCAGCTACTGCAATTCTGATCTCTCTAACTTTTGCAATTCTTTCATCTGCTGGTAATAATTTAATCTCAGGAGCAAATTCATTTAATCCTGTTACATATCTTACTACTCCATTTTGTTCTAAGCAAGCTAGTTGCTCATAATGTTTAACACCATCAAATAATGATTGGCCATAATGTTCTAATCCCATGTTTGACATTGAGTTGTCAAAATAAGGTTTAACAGAGATCTTATTACTCTTGTTAACGTTTAATACTTCTACGTGTGTAAAATCCATTTTGTGTTGGTTTTAAAATGTTTATAATTGTAAATATAATAAAAAAGGAGGAGTTTTATCCCCTCCTTTTTTATTTTTCTAGTTTGACATATTAGAATGATCCACCTGTGATTGGATTTCTCATAACAATTTTCAATACTTTAGTTGGATCTTTAACCCAAATAGCTGGCATTGTTTGAGACATCATTACACGGTAACCGTTGAATTGTCCAGAAGATTGGAATCCTTGAGATCTACCCATATAATCCATTGTACCATTTTGGTACCACCATTTCAATTGATTATCCCAAGATAATTTCAACATGTAAATGTTGTCATTAGTGTTATCTGTGATATCAAAGATAATGAATGAATAAGAAGATAATGGGAAACCATCAATAATAGGATTCTCAATATCATTAGTGTGAACATTATCAAATGCAGGATTAAGTACAAATTTCACATTAGCCAAGAATGGTATAACGTAAGAAGTGTAAGCAAATCCAAAGTTTAAGTCCATACCTTTACCAGTAATAGCACCAATATCAGCAGCTTGAATTAATAAACCTGAAGAAATAGCTTCTTGTTTAATTGATTCATTAACCATACGCATACCACCCATACCTGTTTGAACAACAAGTTGACGTTTAGGATCTGGTCCTTGGAATTCAACTTTACCATTAAAGAAGTTATATAACTCACCTCTGAATAAATCCAAGTTAAAGTTATTTTTGTTATAAATTCTTTTGAAAGAGTTGTCTAATTGTTTCCACAAACCTACAGATAATCTTACATCATCAGGTCCATCTTGACGTACTCTACCCCCGTGTCCCCACATAAGGTAAGTCTCAATATCAGAAGCAATTTTAGTTAAGTGAGCAGCTTCCATGTTTGTCAAGAAAGTTCTTGATAAATCACCATTGTCAAATGCTTTTTTAACTGAGTCTTTACCCATTACTTTAACCATGTCATCCAAAGATGAAATAGATGGATCTAAACCTTTCAAGTGAGATCTCCAGATTTCAGTTACAGGAACTGTACCATCTGCATTCATTCCACCTTTGATCATTAAATCTGCTCTAGAAGAGATAGAATAATGAACGTGAGCTTCAGCACCACCAACAAAGTTGTAGTACTCACGGAATCCTGTGTTAGTTTGGATGTCTGAGAATCTCTCACCATACTCACCTCTAGCAGAACCTTTACGGAATACTTTAGTACCATTAGCTAAATAAGCATTATCAATGTACTTGTAGTTATCATTGTTAACTAACTGTACAGTATAGATAAAACCATCACCAATTGGTAAAATGTCATCAGCAGTAATGTACATCTCACAACCATTGTATTTGTCATAAGTGATGATATCACCATGTCCAAATTCACGTTTGTTCAACTTGATTTTGAAAGTAGTACCTTCAATACCTTTTGCTGAATTCATTGGCTCAATATCTTCAACTATGTAAGGAAGATCAATTGATAGTGGAGTTTGCCATTTATACTCACCACGTGCGTTATCTACATTGATAACATTTTTTCCACCAAAAGAAGACAACTGGTATAAAGGCATTTCAACTTTTTGAGCCATAGCCCATAAGTCTACTGGACCTAAATCCATTGGTTCTGCATCTTTTAGCATGTTTTGTAAATGGTAAGAATCTACATGTGAACTAGCATTGTATGCCGTATCACGCAAGAAAATCCCATTATTTAATACTGGAGTTGCCATTTGTATTTATTTATTTGTTTATTTATAATACTTTTTTAAAATCTTTTAAACATGTTGTTACCACCTGTTCTTGAGACTGTGTTATTTGATCCTGTTTTTCTAGTCTGTGCTCTTTCCTCATGTGGAATAGATGAAGCAATTTTTTTACCTTCTTCAGTCTTTAACATTCTTACAGTTTTTTCAGTAGCAAGTTTAGTACCTTGATCTTTAATCTTATTTTTATACCCTTCTGGATCTGCTAATAGCCAAAGAGCTTCAGCAATAAGATCATGTCTTGGTTCTACAAACTGATACTTCTCTAATAAGTGTCCAAGTAAGTTAGTAGGTTTACCTGATATAGAAGGATAAGCTGGTTGAACTAATCCACTGTATAACATGTTTTGTACTTTCTTATCTAGTTTAACACCATCTAATTCACCTACTGATAATACATTATATACATTATCTGTATATACTTTAGCAGCTTGTACTTGTTGTTCCTTTTTGTTTTCCTGTTCTGCAAGTTTTCTAGATACTATCTCTTCTTGCATTCTGTCTAACTTAGGTTTAAACTGTCTAGCTTTTTGTCCTAACTTATCTACATCTGCCCAGTCTTCAATCTCTGACTCTATTTCTTCTGGTGTACCAAAATTAGTAGCCCAAAGATATTGTCTTGCAATTTCTGCTTGGTGATTCTCATCATCTGCATCAAGTTCAAATACTTCTTCTACTTGAGCAAGAGTTCTGAATAAACCTTTAAGATCTTGTCCACCATCTGCTACATACTTAGCTGCAGTTTTCAATTCATCAGGTAATGCATTAAAGAAATCTTTAGGAGCTGCCTCTTTAATCTTTCTCTCTTTCTCTTGAAAGTTGGCTTCAAATAACTCTCTAAAGTCTTTAGTAGTATAATCTTCTAAATCTTTATCATCATCAAATCCAAATAGAGTACCTTCTTCTATCATCTTAGCTGCTAACTCATGAAGACCTGACTTATCTATCTTTGGTCTTCCTTTGTTACCTGCATCTTCTTCCTGAGCAATAAGTCCATCTAACTCATCAATAGTTTCTTGGACTTCTTCCTTAGTAATAGTTTGCTCTGCCGTATCTGGTTTACTTGTTACACCAGTTTTGCTGTCAAGGAACTCATAATCAGTTTTTTTATCCTTAGTAAAAAGAGATTTCTTTTCCTCTTCTTCTTCTGGTAGCATCACGTTTTCTGCCCCAGGCATTCCAAATAATTCATCCAAGTTTACATCTACTTGTGATACAGTAGTGTTTTCTTGAGTTGTTTGTTCTTCAGTATTCATATGTTGGTCTTTATGTTACTATAAATAATATAACTATTTTAATGCAAATAAACTTCAAAAATTTAGAATAGTGCAATTTTATTTTTTCATTTTTGGCATTATATGGCTAAGTATTATTTTTTGTTATCAGATTTTCCTTTAACATCAAATTTATTTTTGTTTTCTCTAGCTATTTGCAATTGTTTATCAGCAATATTTTGTTGAACCATGAGTTTTTCTCTCTCTAATCCTGCTTTTTGATTATTGCTAGAAGTCCTATTAGATTCTTTTTGTCTCTCTAAACTCATTTGACTAGTAAACTGTTCTGAGTTTTGTATTTCTCTTAGAGTATCATTGTAATCAGATTGTTGATTTTGATTAATATCTTGTGTAGCACCAAACCCAGCGGATCTAATTTCAGCAACAAGGATATCTCTCTGTCTATCTTTTTCTCCTCTAATGTCTTCTGAATCTCTTTTAAGTTTTTCATCTTCCGCTCTTGCTTTTAATGCTTGATCTTGCATGTCTTGTTGATGTTTCATTTCTGCATCTTTCTGTGCTTTAACTTTTTGCTCAGAATCTTTAAGTACACTATTTAATTCAGATATACTTTCTGACTGCATTAATTTTCCTAAGTCATATATTGAAGCTCCTGTAGTATTATTAGATATTGCCATGTTTTTCAATTGCTCTAATACTGCTCTATAGTTAGCTTTAGTAGTTGCAAATATATTAAGATCTCTCATTAATAAATCTGTACCATTAATCTGGAAGTTTACTTTTTCATCTGCAGAAGTCATATATGATAACCTAGCAGAAGGTTTAGTAGATTGATAAAACTGTGCAAGATCTGTTCTCATCTGATGTACTCTTGGCATTAAGTAATCTGAGTGTTGTATAAAGTACATTTCTGTTTGAGCATAAGATGATCCAACTGCTTGTTCTACACCTGTTGCAGTTTGTTGAGATAACTGCTGACCCATTCTTTGTGGATTAATACCTATAACTTCATATGCTTGTTGTTTCATATATGTAGCTAATTGTATTCTTGACATTAACCTATTAGTCTGTTCTAGGTCTAATTTCTGAAAGTGTTGGAAGTTAAGAGCATTCTCTGTATTAGTAATACTGGTATCTAAAGGAAGCATCTGAAAATTCTTCATTGCTACATAAGCTTTAGCTAAATTGTTTTTACCCCAGTCTTCACCCATAGAGTGTCTTGGTAATGCATTCTGATCTAATAAGATAACTGTACCTAACTCATCTACTAAGATATCTGCTATTTGATTATTAACAATGTTATATCCTATCTGGAAAGGTTTCATTAAATCTATTAATGCAGTTGACTTAGTATTTCTATCTGAGAATACTGCACCTTCTACTGGTAGTTTACATCCGTATAAACTATTATCACCTTTAAATTGAAATCTAAGTGGTCCTATATTTTGTTTATCAACACCAATATATATAGGAGTAAATCCACCAGGGTTATTCATACCCCAAAAAGAAGGAATATTTGGTCCAACTTTAATACCACCCCATACCTCATTAATCCAAATCCAGTCTATATGCTCACCATATACAATATTGTCTTTAGTTTTATTTTTAAAGAGTCTTGTATCATACACGGGTGAGTCTGTTACTTTATAGTCTTCAGTAATAATTTCTGTAATTACTTCACCTGAGTCAGTAACTTTAGTTAAGTGACCTACTTTTCTTTGAGATTTCCAATATGCTGTAGTACAACGTAATAGATATGCAGTACCTTGATCATAATAATCTTCTCCTTCTCTAAGTATGTAATTAACAATATCTCCTCCGTTGAATATACTATTAGCTGCTGCAGTAGAATATTGTCTGAATCCTAATGAAGGCATATTAGTATTCCACTCATGTGATTTAGTAGCATCATAAAATGATCCGTCATTCTGAGTACCACCAATATTATATCCTGCAGATCTGATAGGATAGATAGCTTCTAATGATGCCATCTGATCTTCATTCATCATATATCCATACTTGTCAATAACATCTGCTACTGTAAGCATGTCAGTTTTACCAACCCAGTTAGATTGTGATATGTATCTTGCATCAGGAGACTTATGATAAAATGTTAATACAGGATTCCATAATTCTACATCATAATCATCTTCCATCATACGCATGTGCCAGAACTCTCTATCAGTAATAAGCATATCTCTGAAACCTCTTTCTTCTAACTCATCCATTCTGAATCTTTCAGTATCAACTTCATGTTGATGAGTAGCCCATTGTTCTACTATAGATCTATAATCTTTTTTAAAGAATTTTTCTATTTCAGGTAGTGTTTTAAGTTTTTCTGGATTTAATTTTTCTTGTGCTTCTGGAGATTCTGGATTAAGACCTTGTTCAATTAATGCAGATGTTATCTTCATCTGTGCATCTTGCATTAAGGTGTCTTCTACCATTTGTCTTTTTTGCTCCATCATATCATTATATGATCCTTCATCAACAGCACGGTAAGATAATTTACTTGATCTTTTAGCAAACTCAGCTACAAGAACATTAATTACATTGGGTATAATTGGATAAAATTTAAGTTCAAGTGCAGAAGAATCTTCTTTAGTAAGAGTCTCAATTATATCTCTATAATCATTATCTTCCTCTACAATGTAGTCAGACTTATCAATAACACCTTTAGCTAACTTATAATTTTTCATTAACCTACGGGCATTTCTCTTAATCTGTTTAAGACCATTCCACTCTAACCAGTCAAGATTCCAAGCTGCCCACTTATCATCTTTTTCTGCTTTAGGAATAAACTGTAAAGGTTGAGTTATACTACCTAACCTGTTGTGTTCTGTCTTTGCTCCTTTTTTTAACTGTAGTGCATTATATACTTGCATATTCTTTTATTTTAAATTTTTAAATGGTGATCTGTTAAATTTTTGATTTTCACCTAATCCACTTCTACCCATATGTCTAAAAGGACTACTCTTTAAGGTATACAAATTTTTTGAATTTTCCAATTTTTTACTTGCCTCATCTCTTACAATTCTTTTTGTATAACCCATATTAGCTTGTTGGATTTTAAGAAATGAAACTAATGCAGAAAAAGCTACTAACCTATCCACGTTGAGTCCATCTTGATAAGCCTGCATTTCTTTCATTAACATTATATCCGGTATTCTTTCTACACCATAATGTATCTTTACAGTAGTACCATCATCTTTCTGTATATGATCTATCTCTTCAGTTAAGAAATCTTGAGTATAACTGATCATATGATTCTTAAATAGTACTCCTGTATTTCTCCATCCGTATTCCTGGAATACATTTGCATTAGAACCTAAATCTTTTAAGAATACTATTTTGTTTCTTGGTACCAGATATCTTTGTTTCTTTCTTGATATCATGTGGTTTATAAATTGAGATATATTATTCTCTACTATAGTCCATGCATTATACCATTCTATTATTAACTCTAGTCTCTCATGTGTTTTATTGATATCATCAAACCTTCCACACCATGCTGCTACAATTTTATCTCTTTCTATAAATGTCTCAGCCTCACCATTAGTAACCTTAGTTACTTCAACTGGAGCTTTCATTATATATATGGAACATAGTGAGTCTGAGGTAGTTGTCTTTCCTTCTGCAACAGGGTCAATACTACCATAGTACATACCAAATGTAGGATCTGGTACTGGTCTTTCCCATACTACTAATGTACCTGTTTTATCTTCTGTCTTCTTAGATATAGGGAATTCTGCTATTGGTAATTTATTAGTAGCTTTTACTTTTACTTTACCGGTTTCATCTCTAGATATATCAAGAAACTCTGAAGAGTATTCTTTTTCTTCTATTCTTTTTATCTGAGCATTTACAAGATGTGGTGGGAATTTAGCCTCTTTTCTAAATGCAAATGCCTCTTCTATATTTCTTGGATGCTGAGATACCTCAAGTTGATAATCTTTAGGTTCTTTATTTTTCTTGATTTCCTCAAAGTATTCATCTAAAGCAATTAATGCTTCTTGGACAAGTGAATTACCATAGTCATCTATATATGGTGGCATAGACCATTGTTCCGGTATAAACAATCCTGATTCTCCCCATGTATTATCTTTATCAATTAGATTAGTTTTAACTGGGTATATATCATTACTAATTGGATCAAGTATCATTTTCTTTAAAGGACCACATTGATCAAGATCCCCTACTGATCCTGCAGCAATAAATAATCCTGTAGTAATCATACCAGACTTAAGTGCTGGCTTGATATATCCAAAAGTTGTATCCATCTTGGGAGCAATTCCTGCTTCCTCATGAAAGAAGAACTTAACTGGACCCCCTACACCATTTGTTGGATCTTTCTCAAAAGACATACCTTGCATAGTACCTTTAAGTCCTATTTCAGCTTTTCTATCACCTTTTCTTATTTCAATTTTTTGTTGCCACATCATTATTTTATCTGGAGACATAGGTCTATACCATGCAGTATGTTCATTTAAGAATGCTGCATACTCAGATAAAAACTTCCATGTACCTTTCTCATTGATGTAATCTTTAAGTGAGGCACCCATTTTTAATGTGACCCCTGCTTCAAACCATAACTGATTAATGAGTTTACCTGCATGAAAGTATGAACTAGCTATCTGTCTTTTTTTAAGAATAGCCACGTGCATGTAGTTTATCTCTGCAAGTATCTCATATAAAGCCATGTGATATTGTGCATCTCTTATCTTAGCAAATCCAAACTTTTGCTCTTCCTTATCAAAGATAGGTAAGAAGTTTAACCACATATAATAATCTCTTGTAAGGAACCAGGTTTTAGGTCCTGATTTAATTATTACACCTAATCTGCATTTAGCTTTTTGGTCTTCCCAATAGTTAATAAAATCTTTAGATTTAAAGGGAGCTACACAATATACTTTATCTATATTGAATTTTGTTGATTCAGATATAAATATTTTATTACTAACATCATCAAATTCATATTCACCTGGCTCTTTAAATAATGCAAACACAAACTCACCAAATTCTTTTCTTGTATCAAAAGATGTAGTAGTCCATGTTCCATTATCCCAGGTGGGGATATCCGTGTACATATTTTCCATAATCAACTATCATAAGATAAACCAATTCCTCCTCTAACTTTACTAGATTGTTCTTCCTGTAAATCTTTATATACTCCTTTAAAAGAAGCTCTAATAAGATCAAAGTTCTTTGCTGCAGCAACTAATGAATTTATATTACCATCTCTTCCTGCAGTAATTGGAGTAGTCTCCATATATCTAGCTAATCTATCTAACATAGATGCCATACCTTTATATGCTCTATATGTAGGAGTCTCATATAATCTTTGACAGAATACTAATGCTTGATATATTGTTTTATCTTCAGTAGAAAATTCAGCTTTTATTTCAGCTAGAATTAAATCTTCTTTATCTATCTCTGGTGTGTGAAAGAATGGATTCATATCAGGATTAGGACATGTCATATAAAACAAGTACTGATATATCTTAATGTAGTTTTCCGGATATTCATCCATAACATCCTTAAGTGCATGTAGGGTATAACAATGTTCAGTTGGTATTACTACATTATTTTGTACATCAAATAATTTTATTAACATGTTAAAAAGGATTTATTACTTTTGGTTTAGATTTTATTTTAAATAGTTTTTTAAAACCATCAATAAATCCTGTAGCAAGATAAGGATTAAGAAATAAATGATCATTGTTAACTACAACATATCCTTTTAAATATTCTTCTTCAATTTCTGAATAGTTTTTACCTAGTTTTTGATTAGGTTTAATCTTTACAAGTATCTTACCTTTATATCTAAATAATACTAAGCCTGAATAACCTAATATAATTGTTCTACCTGGATAGTTCTTGTCATAATGTCTTATTTCATAAAATTTCATAATTATAAGTTTTTAATTATTGCTATAACTTCTTCTTTTAAATATGGTATTTCCATTGGTATTACTTGTTTAATTTCTGGATCTCCTTGATCAGTATATTTAGTAATAGGATATCCCCATTCATCTACTCCATCTAAGTCAAATGTAACATGATGTATAAACAATTTACCCGGTTTTAATTTTGGGTTATGCTTTAACATAATATACATATATATACTTAATTGTAGTGCATAGTGGTTAAAATTACAGTCATCCAAATGTGATACAGGTTCCTGTAATTTGTCACTAATCCCATCCCAATCCTTATATGATTCAACATCAATCTTCTTATTTGTCTTGTAATCAATGATATTTATCCTATCATTAACTACTTCTACTAAATCTGATTGACCACATATACCTGCAGACTTTAAATAAACCATATGTTCAGGATATACACCTTGTTCTAATTTTTGAGAAGGAGCATACTTTAAATTGTTTACTTCAGGTACCGGAGTTATTATTGGTATTATCACACCATCTACTTCCAATGAAGATAGACTGCATAGATCTGATTCTCTTTGGTTATGATAAAAGGTCCCTAATGATGTAGCTCTTAGTGCTTCACTATCCCAGATTTCAATTATCTTTTCTGGTGCTATACCAAACCATTTTGATTTTTTTTGTTTGGAGCATTTAGCAGCTACTTTAACTTTATCAAATGGCTTTTTTAATTTTGATATAAGACTTGTTACACTAGTCCATTTGATAGATTCTTCACCTTCAATACTAGTATAACTATGATCATCTGCTTTAAATACTATACTCATTTTTATAATTTTTCTAGTTTATCTTCATCTTCTTCTGTGATAACTGCTTTCCATCTTAAGTCTGGACAGTCTGATGATAATGATCTTGTTTTAAATGTAAGTGAGCATCCGCATAAATTACAACATGGTTGCGTCCCTGGCATTACACATGATTTACCTTTAGTATCTTTTCTTACACACACATTACATAACTCCATTCTGTCTGCTGCAATTTTTTCTACAAAGGCATCTCTTATTACAGAGTTCTTAATACCCTCCATAATCTGTTTTCTATTGTTCCAAATTTCCTTTAGCTTTACCATCTGCTTTATCCTTTAAAAATTTATCTTTAATTTCTTTATCTGTTTTTAGCATTTTATCTACTTTCTCTAATAATATAACTTTAGCTTCTATTCTTTTCTTATAGTTATAATTGGCCATAGTATCAGTATTTAGTGTTTCAATACTATTATGATACTTGTCCAAGAGTGCAGTAACTAATCTAGGTTTAATTGACATGATTCCTAAACCATCTAAGTTTATTCTGATATGATTTAACTCAGTTAAATTTTTTCTTATCTCTTTATAGTAGAAAGTCATGAAATTATCTACAAGTGTTTCTGAGACATTTAAATCTTCAGCAACTTGTTTATATAATATATTAGGTTTTTTTGGAATCATCTTCCTAGAAATTTATAATCTAATAATATATCTCCTTCTGTTTGTACTTGCAAGGTAGGATTTAATCTGATAAGTTTTTTATCTACATCATCTTTAATTACTAACATTGTCTTCATTGCTTTATTAACCGCATTTCTAACTGTTTGTGGAGACTTAAATATCATCTGTTCATCAGAAGAAGCATCATAACAAAAATGAGTTAATTCAATAGGTCCTGACATGCTCAATAATGTTAAACAGTTTAAGTCAGAATCACTCACCACTATATGATTAATATAGCAGTGAGATAATATCTGAAACTTAACAATTTCCCATTTTGGCATTACAGCACGTTTCTGTACTTGATTTACTAATGCCATAAGTTCCTATTGAGTTTTAAGTTTTCTTTCTTGTTCTGGTGTTGGTGCATCAATTTCTTCTTCACCTTCAGTAGGTGGGTTCATCATCATTGCAAGTTGATAGTTAATACTTGTTCTTTTGAATCTAGCCTCATCAATTTCACATAGTACTTTCTCATACTCTAATTGTGCTGTTAAATAAGGAATTGATTCTGTGTAAAATTTAAGCATATCAGCCTTTCTTTCTGCTAATTCTTCTGCTGTTAATTCTACTTCTTCTTGATGTTGGTTTTCTGTACTCATGATATATATTTTATATGTTTACGCAAATATACAAAATAAGTTTAAACTTCTAGTATTTAAAATAAAAAACTCAGATACGTTAATTACCTGAGTTCTAAATTATAGATGCGTAGTTATTATCTATTTTTAATTGTAAAGTTTAATATAGTCAACATATAAAAATTTCTATCTATATCAAATTCAATAGTGAATAAGTCTAAAGCTCCAAGACGGATTCTTACACAGGCTTTATCCCATTGTTTATTCTTTATTTTCCAGGCATTTCTTAATTTCATACTGCTACTATATCTTTAGATTCAATTAATGTGTAAGAGAATTTGTTACCATGTATTTTTGCTGCTATTCTACAGATCTTCATGAACTCATCAAAGTCTTTTACTCTTTTAAATACTTGACATCCTTCTGACCAGTTCTCTACCCATGTAGAATCTTGACCTGCTTTGTGGATATTAATACCAAACATACCATTATCTCTAGTTATATCATCAAAGGTCATGTCTTTATTATTATCTCTAAAGATTGCTACAGCACCATTTCTTTGACATAGGGCTTCATATTTACCTTGATGCTTATCAATAGACCATACACCTCTGTATTGTCCAGGAATAAGTCTTGCTACACCTTTAGGATTATGATACTGCATTACACCTTTTTTACCTGGTTCAGTTGTATTCATCCATTCATGGTATTGCCATATACCTTTATCATCTTTATATGATATTGTGATAACATCATCAAATACATTAGTAACTTTTCTACCAGTAGCACTATTACGTACTCCTACTATATTAACATCATAACTTTTGTTTGCTGCATCCTCAAACCACTTGTAGCCTTTAGAGTTAACTGCATTTCTTATTTGACTTAATATCATAACTTATTATTTATTGGTTAAACCTGATTATAAAAATACAAATTTAAATTACAATTTCATAAAAGAAATTCTTTTTACACCAATCATGTAAATCTTGTGGTGTAAAGTTATATACTTTCTCTATACAATATATCCATGCAATATACTCTGAACAGTATAAACTTTCATATTTTTTCTTTCTCCACCTGCCTGTAAGTAATTGAAAAGGTTTCTTCATAATAATTTCTTCAAAACTATATGCTGAACAACCTACTCTGGAGAGTGCTCTTTGAGCAAATGTTTTCTCATTAGTGACTGTACTTGATCTATGTATTATAATATCATATTCATATTCAAGTAACCAGTCTGCCCATGCTCTTAAATTTACACCATCTTTTTGTGCATCTAAGACATAGGGTTCTCCCCATACTTCTATGAATACTGCAGAATGTGTAAATTTTGATTTAGTAAATTTCTTAACTAATTTACTATTTAAATTTTTTCCACTACAATGTAATATATCTCCCGTTTTTAAAAATGTGGGATTCATTTTACATTTTTAAGTTGAATGGTAATTAGTTTACCAACTGTATCAGATAACTCACCAATTTTAGTAGCCATATTCTTAATCTCTTGTTGAGTTGTTTCTGTGATCAACTGATATTTAAGTCTATGCTCTTGTTCAAGTAATTCTATTTTGCCTTTTAATCTACCCTCTTCTTCTGTGTGAGCTTGATCATTAGATTTAAGAACTGCAACATCTGCAATTATTGATGTGTGTGTTGTTTTTAAAAAGTACCCTATAACTGTAATAATAAAACCTATACAGAATAAACCTATTGTAAGTATTGTATTCATAGTAATAAAAATAAAAAATAATATATATTCTAATATAGTTATATTTTACTAGATACAGCGCACTTTTTTAAAATTATTTTGCTGGTTCTATGGTTAACTGTGATAATGTGGCAGTTACAGTTCCAGCTAATATTAAGTATCCACTAGCTGATACCAATATTGCAGGTAATGCTACAGGAGAAGCAATAATTATTCCTCCTATTGTTCCTGCTATAATACCAATTTTTTGTACTTTTTTCCAAAATGTTGGAGTTTTAGCATTCCATCTTTTTTTTAAATTTTTCATAATCTTATTTTTTAATGTATAAATCTGCTTCTTTTTTTCTTCTTTTTAATAATCCAGGAAGTATTTTATTTCCACTAGATACATAATGGTTTATCCACCAATCATGTATAACTGCATCTGTAGCTTTTTTATTTATTAAACCAAATAAATCTTTTGAGCTACCACAATTCCAGCAAAAAGATACTAGTGCATCAAATTGATTTTGGTTTAAAGTAACCTTTATATTCCTATCTACAGTAGCTTCATACTTAGGTAGTAACTCTATAAATAATTCATTAGCTCTTTCTTGAGTAATCTTATCACCCAATTTAAACTTGCTACCATCCTTTCTAGATGTATTTCCATACCCAATAGTTATTGGTAATCCACCAGTTCCAGGATCAACATAAGCCTTTAACTTACATCCTTCAAATCCTTTAATCAGGTCTATGCCTTGTTGTGAAGTTTTCATAATTATAATTCAAATTGGTTTCTGATTTCTAAGGGCACATTATCCATTAACTGAAATTCTATAAACAGTAATGGTGTCATCTCAGTAATAAAAGCTGGTGTTTCAGCAATTGCTATAGCCTCATTCTCAAAAGTTTTATATGTTGCTATATAGTTTTCTATTAATGGACTTGAAGGTTTTAAACATACATTAGCTTCTAAGTCTTCTTCAACAAAAGTAGTTGCTATTAAAATAAATTTTTCCATAATTATAATTGTGAGTATACTCCTAATTTCATTAAATCAAATTGTCCTGTATTTGTTACAGAGGTTGCTGACATACATCTACTTGCAAATAAATTTAACCCTTGTGATGTTGCTGGTAAATCTGTTGTAAGTATTCCCGTTGCAACCACTCCAGTTTCATTATTTACTACTCTATATGTAACACTTGTAGAACTAGGTTCATTATATAATACTATACTATAAACAGTTGTTGAGATTGCACCTGCGGTTCTATTTGCAGGAAAGTCAACTCCTAAATCTATTTTACTAGCTGTACCTGTAGCATCATTATAAAATACTTGTAAATTAGTATCTCCAACTTCATTACCAACACCAATTATATTAGTTAATGTACTAACTAATGTATTAGATACTCCACCATAAGCTAAATCAGTAGTTTGACCAGCCATTCCATAAAATTGTTGACAACCTGCTGAATATGCAGTATCAGAAATATTAAAATCACATATGTATTTAAAACCACCGTGTATATACCAATATAAACCAGTTGTTCTTGTTCCTGTGTATCTTCCTCCAGATACTACCGATGCATAATATCTTAATCTTATTTGTTTTGTTGCAAAATTAGTAGATGCAACAGATTGTGATGATGTTGAAGCTGAAGATGACATTGACATACCACCATCAACTACAACTGTTGTAGTATTATTATTTATTGAAATACCTCTGTATGTTACAGATGGCTTTAAATATAATACATTTAAAACATCTTCAGTCCAATATGATCCTCCTGCCATAATATTTAGTTTAAAATTATTTCTATTTCACTTACTTCTATACCAAATGTTATAGCCATTTTTATTCTGAATCCTAAGTAGTAAAGATATGTAGTAGCATCAGTATAACTTAAATCTGTTGGTACTTCATCTTTAACTTGAACATACAAAGCATTTGTTTCTTCTTCTGTAACAGGATATAAGTTAGATGTAATAACTTGACCTAATTCAGATACGTATTGAAACATATACATAGAATTAAATGAACCTCCTAATTGTTGATTACAAGTTGATAAAATTCCTTCTACTATTGAAGTCTCTTGTCCTGCTATCCCATTGTTATAAGTTACAGGTACTAATGTTTTTAATTTCATATTATTTTATTTTTATGCATAAATATTTTCTACTGTATCTAAAACCGCAAACCATTGTATGTTTGTTGCTATTACTCCTGTAATTGTTATTAATAAACCACCAACATTTACACTTGTGTTTGCAGCTAAAGTAGGAGTTACCCAAGCAGGTATGTTTGTAACAACATTTACGTTACCTACCGTTAACACAGTACTAGCTGCATTTGCTCCTCTTACAATTACTCCATCAATATCCCATACAGCTATATCAGTTGTTCCACTTTTCTTAGCTGTAATAGAACCTTTAAACCTCATTACTTGTTGATTTCGTAAAGCTAATTGTGAACCAGCATTATCATTAAATGCAACTGCATTATTTGTTGTTAATATTGTAGGTGTGGCATCTGTAGTTAATTGTCTATATTGAATTATACCTTTTTGTGCTTCTCCTGTGCCTCCAGCTACTCCACCAATTGCTATTCTACCAATTGTACTGAAAGTATTAGCACTATAACCAATAGCAGTTGCTTGAGCACCAGTTGCAGTTACAGAAAAACCTAAACCTAAAGAATATGTTCCACCTGCAGACCCATATCCAATTAATGTTGAATTAGCACCACTTGCAGTAGAATCAGCAAAAAAATAACTTGCTAAACATATGGAAGAATCTCCTGTTGCTTTAGCTCTATTACCCATTGCAATAGCATTAGCATTAGATGCTGTACAACTACTTCCAAATGAAAATGAAAATGTATTACTAGCTATATTTCCATAGCCAATAGCTGATGAATAAGTACCACTTGCAGTATTTAAATAACCAATAGCAGATGAATAACTGCCATTTGCTGTACTTCCATTTCCAGCCAAAAAAGAACTTATACCACTTGCAACTTGGGAATTAGAACTTCTAATACTCTGCAAATCTACTGCATTAGTTCCACGTTTATTACCTCCACTTGCAAGGTTATCTGCAACTGCTAAAGTAAATGCTCCTGTACCTTTAGGAACTATTGCAACATCTCCATTGGTTGTTGCTGTTACTGCTGTTAAAGTATCTACAGGAACAGTAGCATTAGGTGCTGTTGTGTTTTGTGCTTCTGTAAAGTAAGTTAAACCACCACTTAATGGCATTAAATTCCATATTGTAGTATATTGATACGTATTACCATTTGCTGTATCTGTATATCTATCTCCTGCAACTGCTGTATGTACAGGTGCTCCTGTTCCTGTTGCAACTGTTAATCCTTGGTCAGTTTTTGTATATACTATTGCCATCTTCTAACTATTTAATAATTCTGTACATATAACTCCTACCTTATCTACTATTGCTTTATCTTCAGGACTCATTTCAGAAACAATTAAGCATACTACCTCATTATCTTCACCTTGTATATCCAATCTATTTACATCAGTTGTATAAACTATATATACTAATGGGTCTTTTTGTGTTAAACAAAATGCTTCAAGTTCATAGAATGATGCTTGTTGTTCTACTGTTAATTCATTTACAAATCTTGGTACTACTTGAAGTTCCTCATTTTGTGGTATAATCATCAGAGCTTTATCTGATTGTCTATATACTATTTGTTTAAAATTTTCCATAAATTAATAATTATATGATGAACTTAATAATTCTGTTCCACCACCCAACACAGTTCCTACAAAACCACCACCACCTGCATAAGTACCAATAGAACCAATATTTGTAGTTACCGTAAAAGTTGCCGTAAATCCTGCTCGTGGTATAAATATTACAAATCCATAAGCAGAAGCATAAGAACAGTTTTGAAATAGTAAAATACTAGCTTTAACTAATGTTACTATTTCAGCAGAAATAACTGCAATTGATTTCCCTGCACCTACAACAGAAATTATAACTGTATTAGTGCCATCAAATATTGTTAAACTTGTATCTGTATTTGCTAAAGAAACACCAAATCTATTTATATCCCCTGTTCCACTTGTAGAGTTACCATATACATTTCCATTAGACATTGCATAAGCTAAAATAACTTCCTTTGAAACAGATGTATTAGCACCATATTTAACATACATATTACACGGATTGGACATTCTCCCATTACTAACAAGTACACCACTTGTTTTTTCTATTAATGGACAGTAATCTACTGTGTTGTCAGAAATTAAATCTTTATTATTTATGAATTTTCCTGCATTTGTTATTTTAATGGGAGCAGAGGTATTTGTTGCACCACTTGTTATAATCGTACCATCATTTACAAATTTTCCTGCACCTGTATATGTTAATGCTATTAATCTTATAAGACCATTATTAATAAATGTACCTGCTCCAATAATAACAGTCATATATCTTGAAGGATGTGTACCTTCTTGATTTCCATTAAATTTTACACTACCTGCATTTACTGTTATAGTACCGTTTATTGAACCATTTATAACACTTCCCATTGTAGAAGCTAATCCATTAACAATTACATTTCCTGTAATATCCCCATCTAATATTACAGGAGAACCTGCTAAAGTTGTTGTTGTTACAGTTAAAGAACCGTAAACATTTACAGATTTAACACCATCTCCGCCATCTATTAAAGCTGTTGTTCCTACTATATTAGCATATAAATTAACTATTCCACCATGAGTATAACTTCCTAAGATAGTTCCGTTTATATTGCCACGTGTAGCAGTTCCGTTTATAGCTAAAATACTTGCAGGTGTTGTTACTTTTGTGTTTACGTCAGCATATCCAGCTACATATCTTAAACCTGCTAACAATCCATAAGCATTACCGTTCCAAGTAAAATTACCTGATACTGTAATAAAAGAAATAGAACCAAATCTACAATCAAACATTTCTGTATTGATACTTAAATTTGTAAATGATAAATAGTTAGTTCCTGTTGGATGCCCTAATTGAATTACAGTACCAATTGAATAGTAATTTCCTAAATCTAAAAATCCATCAATTGCAGTAAATCCTGCTGGATTAATTAATCCTGAATTTGTATGAGTTCCAAAAGTTTTACCTAAGCTTAAATAAAAAGGAATTACAATATTTGCAGTAAAAGTAAATAAAGATAAATTACCATAAGATATTGTAGCTCCTAAACTTTTACTGTTAATATAGAATCCTGTTTTATGTATATTACTTGTTACAACAAAATTACCGTTTAATATAACTTCATAAATAGTCCACCATGTTGCAGTAATTGTAGCACTTGCTGTACACGCTTTACTTAATACAATTGTATTAGACGTTTTACTTACAACTATTGTGTTATAAGGTATTCCTGTTCCTGTAATAAATTGTCCTATAACTATATTAGCTGTAGAACTTACCGCTGTTAATGTAGCACTTAAATTTGCTGTAGTTGCTGTTACTGTACCTGTATTAGTTATATCTGATAAAGCATATTCAACTGTTAAGTAAGGATTATTAATATTACCTCTACCTGTTGCATTAACTCCATTAAGTGAATCTACGTAAATTTTATTAGCTTGTGGAATACTTGTTGATAGTGCAGCCCATTGTGCCTTACCATCTGCTGTCATTGAAGTAAGAACCTTGCCTATTCCTTCTGTTCCATCTTGTAATTGTACTGAATAGTTTGTAGTAGCTAATATTGCACTAAATTTACCACCAACATTTTCAGCACTTGCACCAGTTGCTTGACCGTAAACACCAATGTTTAAAGCAGTTGAACTTTGTGCTGTACCTGATGTACCATAATTAGTAGATGCACCTACACCTTGATTTACTCCTGCAACACCAACTGCCCCATTAACTGTAGTATTACCATAAATGTTATAGTTCTCTCCAGGAGTTGTACTATATACAGCAAATTTATATGCTGATAATATTGCACCATTAACTGCTATATTAGCACCATCATCTTGAGTTTGACTATTACCTATAGTTCCAGTTCCAGTAAATTTAGATAAATAATTAGTAGTACCACTACCTCCTACTTTAGCATTAAATACTGCAAAGTCTGAAGAAGATAAATATCCATCTGCTATTGCTGATGATTGTGCCATACTAATAGCTGGTGTTGTACCTCCTGAAGATACTACTGGAGCTGTTCCTGTTACAGATGTAACTGCTGATGGATTATATGTTGGATTTAAAGTAGTTGTTGCTACTGAGTAATGCTGAGATCCTTCTGTTCTAAATGTAACGGTTTGAGATACACCAGTAGTATTTTCCATTGAAATCCTTACTACTAATCTATCTGTTGTAAGTAAAGTAGTTGCAGGAAATACACCATCAGAAAGATACATTGTAGTTACTGTAGCCATATTAGTTACTACAATAGGATCTGAAGTAAATAGTAATGTTTCAATACCACCTAAATCTCTTTTCCATACAGTAGGTCTTATTATCCAATTTTGTCCTGCAATAGCAGCATTAAAATGTAAATAAAGAGACCATAGTCCAGCTGCTATTTGAGTAGACCCTGGTACTCCTACTGGAGTTTGATATTCTGCAATAACTGATGTTACTCCTCCTGCTACTGTTAGTGGAACTAATTGTTCTGCTGCTGTAGTTACTATAGAAGAAAATTCTTTATAAGGAGTTTGTGTAACTGTTTGATTTAAATAATAAGTTATAGCACCTACACCACCACCTATTGTAACAGTAACATCATCTCCTATTGTAGATGCAACTACACCTGCTCCTACAAAATCAATACTATTAACATCTTTAGTTAATATTGCAGATTCCTCTAGTATTGTAATTCTTTTTTTTATGTTTATATCTGTACTCATTAGTATACTTTTTGTAATGTAAAGTTATATGATTTAATAGTGTTTCCTGCATTAGCTGTATTAAATTGAGCAGTAATAACTAATTCATTATTCACTGTTGTATCAAATGTAGTAGCATTAATAGTACTTAATACAAATCCTTCAAATTGAGTTCCTCCATTTCTAATATATGAAAATAAACCACCTGATGAAATTGATGCAACACCTACTCCTCCTAATGTTCTAACTGTAAAGTATAAATTTAATATCCAAGATTTATTAGTTGCTGCAGCTAGTGACACTACACCTGTATCAGCAAGAATTGCACCTGCTACTGTTTTTACATAAATATGTATTGTTGCTGAACTTATACATGAAATTATTCCATCTAATGCTGCAGTAAAAGAATCACCAATTGAAAAAGCATTTGCAGGAACTGATAAAGTACCTACTCCTGCACCTATTATACTTTGTTCTGCAATACCTGTTACATTTGGTCCAGTTACTGTTTGAGCATATAACCCATAACTTGTAGATGGAATATTTCCAGGAATATCTACTGTAGCTGCACCTCCTACATTACTTACAGTAACACCAGATCCGGTAAAATTTATAATGTCATTAGAAAGTACAGTTGTACCTTCATCTTGTACAATTGTTTTTGTAGAGATTTGAGTACTCATATGTATTATGAATTATAAGTAATAAGTAATTCAGTACCAGTTCCATCATATGTAAATGTAGAAGCAGCATAAGAATTATTAATACCATCAGCTCCAAAATTTACTGATTCACCTGGTTTAATTGTATCACCTAAGAAAGTTCCATTACCTGTTCCTACATTTGCTATAGAAAAGCTATATGTTACTGCAGCTATTGTACCTGATGTAGTTGTTCTAAAGTAAACTGGAGTTCTACTAACAGCTGATGTATTATTTACTATTTGAGCTAAGTAAGTATTAGGATTGATATAAGTAATTGGTGCAACTGGTGTACCTGGAGTATTTGTTCCTGCTAAATAATAAACTGGTGGATCAAATGTTCCCGTACCTGCATTATAAATTCTTATCTCTAACCAAGTAACATCATTAGCATCAATAACTAAGGCTGCTTCATATTCAGTTCCTGCTTGAATTGCAGTTAATATTTGGTTAAGTAATGAGTCAACATTAACAGTATTATTATTAATATCAACTAAATTGTCACAGGTACACTCTTGACCATATAACATTTTTAATTGCCATGGCATATTGGTACCTTTGCCACCATATGTTTTTAAATTTCCTACAGACATAATAATTTGATTTTATATATAATAATATACGCAAAAGATTCTAGATATACAAATATAAAAAAGAAAAGCCACATTACTGTGACTCTTACTTTTTAATTTTTATTCAGCAAAGCTGTGTGTATTAACTTCTAAAATTACTTTTTTAATCTTAGTTGGAAGATCATTAAAATTAATTTCAATTGGTATTGTATTTTCAACTGAATCAATTGAACTAATTAAATCTATAAATGCCCAGTATGGAGCATCTAAAATTACAGTAAAAAAATTAGTACTAAAGTAAGCAATAAAATCAGTTAATGCTTTTGCATCTGTTTTATTTTCTAAAGATGGTTTTATTACTACTTCTTGAGCACCTAAGTCAACTACAATTGTTTCCTCAATTTGTGTAGAAACATTATTTGTTATTTTAATATCCATGGTTTAAAAATTTGGTAATGTTAATAATGGTTCTATTTCTAAATTATTTGTTGCATATTTATATAGAACTACATTTGAAACCGCAACATTTGAAATACTATTTTTTATTCCTAATGAAGGAGTAAAAGCATTAGAGTTAATTAAAAATCCACCTAATCCTGTTAAAACACAATCTGTTCTTAATAAATTTACTTCAGTTGCTGTTGCACTAACATTTATCATATCAATAGCAGCAACATCTTCTTGTAAAAATTGACATCCAATCATGTTTAATTTTGCTGAATTTCCAACTTGAAAAGCTGCTGTTACAGTACCTAATTGTTTAATGATTCTACATTTATTAAATAATATTTGTAAAGATTGAACAGCACTCATAAGAGTAGTAGTTCCTTTAAATGTAGGACTATTAAATATAATTTTTGTACTACTACTATTAAGTGCAGTACCACCATTACCACCTCCTAGATTTATATTACCATTAAATGTAAGTGTATCATCATAACCTAATAAAATATAACTAAGCAAAGCTGTATTATTTCCTGCTTCAAAAAGTACATCCCCATTAACTATACATTCAAATCCTAAAGCAGAACCTTGTATTCTAAAAGCATATTTAGGATATGAAGCACCTGCAGTTTTAAATAACCATGATGGCGCAGTCATAACAATTTTACCAATTGATGGTTGAGCTCCATTTGCAACAACAGCAATAATTGCATAAGTAAATTCAACTTGTGTTTTACATGTAAAATTAAAATTTGTAAGACCTCTAGTTGTAATATCATAAGCTGTAGTACCAAATATACATTTATCTAGTACAACAGTAACTGTAGACCATCCATTACTTGGTATAACACTAATACCCCTATTACCATATCCTGCAGTTTTAATTAATGAATGAGCTTCAATATAAACATCTGTAGCGTAAAGACCAGTGTAAAGTGTAGCATTTTGAATAAATTGTCCATATCCTAACACTATTGCTTTAACAGTAGTAATCTCATCAAAAAAACCACCTGATGTGAATATTACTCCTGGTTCACAATAAGTAATTATATTAGTTCTTAAAGTTACAGCTACTCCATATTCACCACTTCTTAAGTATATACAACCTGGGGAGGTTTCAGATACTCCAAATGCAATTAATGCTAATTGAGCTTCAAGAATATTGAAGAAAGGTTTACCTTCATTTCCTAAAACAGCAGTTGAATCATCACCATGTACTAAATCTACAAAAGCATAATGAGTATGAAGAACTGCACTAACTGAAACTAAAGGATTTCCAGAAGTTCCATCTCCTGTAACTGTAACTCCATCAACTGCAATATTAACTATTGGGTTTAAAGGATCTGTGTTATCTGTATCTAATCCAGTAACTGAAGCAACACCAGTACTAGTATAATTAGGAATGTTTAATACTGTACCAATTAATGTTGATACTCCTGATGTACCTGTTGTAGTTAAAGTAAAAGGGAATGGTAATAAAGGAGCAATACTATTAGCTAAATTAGTTGTAGTAATTAATGCTGGCTCATAGTGTCCACCAAAGTTTGGATTTCTAACACCAATGGTAAATAAATCACTTGCTTCTAAAAGTGTTTTTATTTTCCCTGCTTTAATCAGTGGAGAAAAATTAGTTAAATTATTTAACATGATATTTATTTTTAGTTTAATGTAAAAATACCACAAACATATTATATCTGTGGTATTTATATTTTTTTATTTTTTTTTTAATTACGGTACTATTGGTGCAGGTACTTTTGTAGTTAAAATATCACCTGATATACTATCACGGAAATATACTCCTAATCCAAATTCATTGTATACGTCAGTATTATTATATGAATTAACAAAAAAATCATATATTGCAGTTAATGCTACTGCTTTTTCATCTAATGATACTGAGTTATTCATCAATACTGATGCGTATACTTTAATATCTGCTTCTTTTAATGCTATTGGTGCTGCCATTTTATTTATTTTTTATAGTTAATTAATTTATTTATACTTTATCTTTTTTAATATATTCACTTTGTTTTTGTTTAAAAACTTCCATAGCTTTTTTTGTCACATCTGCTCCATACTTTTTTAATAAAAAAGCGGTTACTCTATTTTCTTTTTCCATAATTTTTAAGTTTTATTAATTAATAAATTCTACTGTTTCATCTTCAGGTATTGCTATTGTAAAATCAATATTTACTTGAGCTTTAAATGGAGTAGCTGCTGCCATTACTAAAGTATACCAATGATCTTGTATAGTACTAATTGTATTATCATCTGCTATAAGAGCATTTGTTGTTGAAATTAAATTACCTGCATTATTAGCTACTAAAACATTAAAGTTCATTGCAGAAGCAACAGTGTCATATATATTAGTATTTTCTGCTAAGATTACTGTATCTTCTCTTACTCTAAATGAAGTATTAGAACCTGAAACAACTCCAATAAGCAGAGCATATGAACTTGAACCTGTAAGATCAGCAATACCTTGTATTCTATATCTTTTAAGTACAGTACCATTTTTCTTAGTTATTGTACCACCTATTGCAGTCATAGTAGCTTGAACTGTTGGTTCAATTGAACCTTGTACAAAGGTTACTGAAGGATCTGAAACTACAGCAGCAAAGTCAGCAACTGAAATAGTACCAGCTAAGTAGTCATCATCTCTACGTCCATCTTTAAGACCTAATGGTATTACTGTTTTAGCAGGGTCTACTGTTGTTACTATTCTCTTACCTTTAATCCAACTTATAAAATTTAATATATCCATGTTATTTATTTTATGTTTATGCTCTAGTAAATAAATTTGCTTTTATTTCATTAGCTTTTTTTCTAATTTCTGCTTGACGTTTTTTGTCTCCTTTTACTTCTTCTTTAGCTGCTTTAGCTGCTTGAGCTTTAGTAAGTTTTACAGCAACTGGTTTACTCCATCCTGCTAGTTTATTAAATAATCCCATGATTAATATTTTTTAAATTAGTATATAATAAAATTTATTTCTTCACCTTCAATAGTTAAGAACTCATATTCAAATGAAACTTTAGCATCAATACCATCAATACCAGCAGTAGCCGCATCTATTACTAAATACAAATCTACTTCAGTTGGAGAATAATTATCTAATGCAATAGTCATATATTCTGCAGGAATTCTAGCACCACTATTATCATCTGTTACAAATGCACCATTTGCAAAAGCAGATGCAAGTGATGATGGTGTTAATCCATTAGAAGTTACTGACCCAGATGTTTTCCATGGCAAATTAAAATTAAGACCATTAAGACATTGTATTGTACCAATGTATTCTACAATACTATTATCTGCAATAAGATCATATGATCCACCTATTTTTTGACCAACTAGATTTGCTGCAAATGCTGTAGGAAAAGCAGGAGTATCTTCAATTCTTGTACAAGTTTTAATCATTGATGGTGTAATGATCCAAGGATAATCATCTAAGATACCTGTTTTATAAGTACTATTAGCTTGACAACCTGCAGCAACTGCATCATTTAATGTCATTGCTACTGTAAGATATTTGTCATCTCTTTTTCTTGAGGGCGCACCTACAGCAACTAAAGATCCATCTGGAGGTGTAGTAGTTACACGCTTTGCTTTGATCCAGGAAATAAAATTTAAAATGTCCATGATTATTTTTTTTATATATATATACTATAATATACAAAATAATTATATAAAAAACAAAATCCCAGATTAATTTTCTGGGATTTCCTTACCTAGCTAGTCGAATAAATAGTCTAATACTGAGAATAATAGTTTAGCTGTTGCAATATATAAATAATATTTTAATTAGATATACTTTTTTAATTTTTTATTTCTAATTTTTTTTGTCTTATGTATACTTTTTCTAGCAGAGGTTCTAGCATTAACCATTTTGTTTTTAACTCTTAGGTCTTCCTTGAATACAATCTTATTACGCATTGCCATATCATCATTGTGACTCCCTCCTTGATTATAGTTAGGACCAACTGATGCACATGAATACAATAATAATATCAAGAACCATTTCATTTCTTTAACTCAGCTATTCTTCTTTTTAAATATACTTCAGCTTTTTCCAGATCCTCTAACTCTTTAGTAGCATCTTTTTTTCCAGCACGTGCCAGATATTTAATTACATTACCTAAGTAAAAATCTTTATCAAGTCCCCATGCTTCTAGTACGTTGAATACTTCATATACATTTCCATCACCACCATAGTGTTCTGGTCTTAGTACAGGCTTAGGAGTTGTGTACTTAAAAGAGTTTGGTAATGCATTATCATAATATCTATTCTTAGATTTCTCATTATAGAGATCACAAAGTTTATTCATATCTACCATACTATTGCAATGTCATATTCACTTACCATCAACTTAATACCTCCGTCAACTTCAATAGCTTCTGCATTCTTGATAGCATTAACACCAATGTAAACTACATCACCTGCCTCTAAAGTTTTAACTTCTTCACCAACTGCATACACTGTTAACTTGGTCCACTTCTTCATGTCCTCAGCATCCATGTGTGCTTTGTCAGCTTCACTTAATTCAATCACAGATTCTTTTCTTTCTGGCTGACTGATTAATACTCTACGTCCTTTAAGACTTTTAATTGCTTTACTCATAATACTATGTTTTAATTATCCAGTAAAGATAATAAATTTATTAAACAATTAAAGTTTAAACAAAAAAATAAGTCTAGAATTTTACATCTAGACTTACCCTGATAACCAATCAAAACAATAACCATTATAAATCGCAAAACAATAATGATATCACAAATATAAGTATTATTCAAATACCTTATACATCCTATTAAATTTTTTTTCTGGCATGAGTGAAAATGTACCGGCCCAATCCTGTATCACATAGTCCCCCGGTACTAATCTAATTTCACCATTATCAGTAGTGAGAAAAAAGCTATCAAATTTATGATTGATATAATTAATATGTCCCTCAAAATTCTCATATCCGGAAATCTTAATAGCACATTCTTCTGTACCATCATACTGTATAGCCTCAATACTCTTAGGCCTTTCTCTATATAACTGCATAATAAATAATTTTAAGATACAAAGATAATAATAAAAACAAAATCCCCAGACATGTGCCCAGGGATTTCCTTACCTAACTAAATAAATTTAAAAAAATTTATGATACATGCAAATATACAATAAAAAAACCCAGGTAGTAATTCTTGATCAGAGAAACTTTCCTGGGGGTAGTAAAGTTATAGACATTGTCCTTTCCCTTACTAAGAAGTCCAAACCTGGGACGCTGATCTTACGGGAAGCGTGTCTGGCACCTAATACAAATATAAAACAATTCCCCGGGAATACACCTTACCTATAATAAATAAATACGGAGGTAGATTTAGTATATGCAGTAAGATGTAGTGGACCCTCCATAGCAAACCCCCCGGCCCTTCAGGCCTAGCTGGTACCCCCCATTGTTTAAAGGAATTCAGCTCACAACCATTATGAAAAATACTAAAAATTATGAGAACAGATATTAGAATTGTACTTGTGTTGGTGGATCCAACACTTGCTACTGCTGCACCTGAAGGTGCTAGAGTTATTGCTATGAGCCAAGCTCAAGCAATGATCAACACCTGGATAACACAAGGTGTTCTTGTTAAATATAAAGTTGGCCCTTGTAATGACCACTTATTATTTGAGATTATAAGAACTAAGTAAGGGTTATACCCTTATTTTTTTCTTGCCTGCGGCAGCTTTTATTTATTCAGCTCTAAACTATTAGGGATATAAATGTTTAATTAATTAAATTTAGAGTTATGGAAACTGTTAAAGACCCAATTGCGGTTTGTACTATTAAAAGTATAGACGCAGAAATCAGTATCAATACCAATGGTAAAAGATACAAAAAAGTAACTTTAATCACTGCTTCAGGGAAACCTGCTAGAGGAGTGATTTATGAAGTTGTGTGGGATAAAGTATCTCAGGGAGATGAAGTAAATGTGGCGTTATCCTTAATGGATGATAACAAAACACTTATCCCAAGTGTATTAGGATTACCAATGGAATCATTATCATATGATGATTTTGGTATCACTGCACCTGCACCTGCTGTTAAAGATGATATGGAAAACCCATTCTCTTAACACGGAAGAATAAACCCTTACCTTAATAGGTAGGGGTTTATTATTTTTATTCCCATTGTAGTTAAATGTATTACTGTGTTTGATATACTGTGTATGATGCACTATGTATTTTTTCTTGGCTTTGCCAGCTTTATTATTCAGCTTTAAACTGTAGGGGATAGTAGTGTTGGTAAATTATGTGGTCTATTGATATAAAGATATAATGTCATTTAACTACATGGTCTTATTATATATACTTAGTCAGATGCATTAAGTATAAGTTGACAGTAATGTTGTATTTATATTAATCATATTGACAGTCTCACACCGGTACTTGTAGTCAAATTGATTATATTATAGGTGATGTTAGTTATGTTGTAGGTAATGTTGTAACATGCTGGTAGTTAAATAGTTATGTGGATATAATTTGTGTGAGAATGTGTGAGATAAAGTAGTTGACAGTCAAACACCCACCTAAACTAATGCTTTAACTCACATCTGTAACTACCTGATTAGGCTATATCTATATTAATATATGGCTAAATCATGAACTTAGTCTACTCACTCACATTACAATACTATATTCTTATCTATTAGTTAGTAGGAGAGTATAATAGCTATTGAATCCGGAATCTTAATAAATTTAAAATAGTAATGTACCATTCTCACTTCCCAAGGGTGAGCAGTTGTAATACACATATAGACTCAGTTGAAACCTCCAAAGGCTCCCTTAAAAAGCCCAATAGAATATTTGGTAAATACTGTTTAAAATGGTGTATGTAACATGTCTGTGATAGACTCTTTAATTAGAGAACTAAAACATCAGCTTATGTATTACAACTGAGTACAGAGGGATTATTACCGTGATGTCCTGTTTGGGTTCTTGAATACACGTAAAAACTGAAGAACATCCTATCCAGTAAGTTGCTGGCGTTGGCTCACCATAACAGACAAGTGAGAAATTAAATGTAGGTGACAACCATTAACCAAAGAGGATCTTTGGGGTTACGCTGAACAGATTGACAAAGTCTTTAGTATCATAAATCGGGGATGCCCAGTTCAGTATTGATACACTACATTTTAATAACATAGTCCTATGCACCTTAACCAATAAAAGCTAAGGGACTTAATCCGTTAAACAAAGGTGGTTAGCAATAACCAGTATATAAGGAGTGTTATTATTATATGATTCAAGACAATCAATCCTGAAGAGGATTTGTCAGGAGAAATTCATAAGGCTGAACAATAGTTCAGTATATAAACTTATGATGTCTAGCCTGATATAAACAAGCAGAGTACATTGTACTAACTTATCTGTGCTTTTGGAGTTAGCTACCAAGGGTGGGAACGGGGAACAGAGTGTGTAGATATTCCATGGGTCTACACCTGCTTGTTTATTTTTATTAACTGAAAAATTATTAACTGAAACTAAAACTGAAAAGATGAAAGAATTAACATGTAGTCAATGTGGTAATATTATTATAGAATCTTATGTAACAAAAGGAACATATATACAATGTTTTGATTGTTATGCACAAGAAGAATATGATTTTGAAAACCCAAATCTTAATGATTATGAATAAAGAAATAGTATATTGGACAATGAGAAATGGTCAGCAAATAGATGTTGACCTAATGGATGAAAAACATTTAAGAAATACTCTTAAAATGATTATTAGAAACTCTAATAAACAAGTAGTTAAACCTGTTAAAGAGTTTAAATTCAATGGTGAGATTGCACAAGAAATGCATGATAATATGATCATTGAAGAAATAATGGGAGATATGATGGATGAATGGTATGATATAACTGAAAATTAAAAACTGAAAAGATTATGAAAGCAATTAGATTTGGTAAGTTAAAAAGTACAACTATTGTTGAATTAGTAGCAATGATTGGTGTAGATACAAACCCTAACTCAAAGGTTTATATTAGCACAGAAAAACCTGCAAAACAAGCATGTGAATATACCATTGAAGAATTAGCAAATATGTTAATGATGGCAAAACAAGCCAAGTTAGCAGAAGATGCAAGAACATTTGAGTTTAATAACCGTGAATTATATGAGTATATAAAATACAAGATTAAACTTGAATATGATAAAGAACAACAAGAAGAAGATTATAATTTTAACTGAAAACTAAAAACTGAAAATTATGAGTGAAGAAGAGTATGATGCATTTATGCTAGCAGTAGAAGATGTAAAAAAGAGATTGTATTATTATGATCCAGAAGCTCCAGAGGATCCAAATCCATTTGGAGTATTTGATTAATAATAAACAGATTGACCCAAAGGCATGGGTTGCAAATTAAGGTTAGTGTCCGCGCGTTGAAGATCATGAGAGGGTTATTGCGTGGTAGACTATTTAATTTGTTCTTTACAATCTGAACAGGTGCTTCCTGTTATTTTTAACTTAAAACTAAAAATTATGAAACTAATATTAATAGCATTAAGCTTCTTTGGATATAATACTCCTAAAGATAGCAGATCAACAACCAGGTTTACTAAAAGTGAAACAGAATTCATTAATAATATTATTAAATTAAATGGTGAACCTAATGAAATATATCACTCAGGTAAAAATATTCAAGTTAATTATTCAAATCAAAGATTAAGCTTAGGTCAAGATGGATTTATCCATGAACTTGAAGTTTTAGTTGATGGACAATGGATCAATGCTGGTCCTGAATTTTGATTACTGAAAATTGTTTAGTGGGATGTAATGAGATTACACACCATAGAAACTGCAGTGAATATGTATTACAGAAGATAAGTATAAGAGAGATAACCTGTAAAGAGGGTTATCTTAATTTATTATCATATCATAAGGAATATGCAGTATTAGGAGAATCGGCTATATCATACACAATAATGTGTGATAATGGTCACGTAAAAAAATTAAGTAAAAAGTTATTTTATGGAGGAAATGATAAATGAACTGAACAGTCTGAGAGAAAGTCTCAAGGATGTAGACTCTTTAAATGCATCATGGGATGTAAAAGAGTATATGAAAAATGAAATTCAATATGCAATTATGTGTATTGAATTCACAATAACTAACTGATATGGAAACATTAATAGTAATAAGTTGTTCAATACTAGTAGTAATGGTCAGTGTAATGATCATAATCAGTATTGATAAAAATAAATAACATTTTGGTCAATGTATATAATTCAGAAAAGATATGGAAAAAGATTTAATTATGTCAGTGATAGGTTTTGATAAAGCTTGTCAACTTGAGGTAGACGGTAAAGTACTTACAGGAGGTGTAACTAGAACAGTTATGCCACCTGTATATGGTATTGCAAGTGAAGAATGTATTAACAATACCCTTGATGTTAAGGTGTTTGACCACTTTAACTGGGAGTTATTCTTTAGGTTAAGGTCAGTAAAACATTCATTATGAGTAAAATAAGAATAGAAGTGGATGAAGAGAAATTAGTAAATGCATTAGATGGTTTTATTGGTGCTGGTGGAGTTAGAGATCTTATAAAAGATATGTTTAATCATACTCAAAAAGCAAAAGAAATGCTTGGTCAACTATTATTAGGTGAAGAATTACCTATAAAACCAACTGTTGGTCAAATGGGTTATGTCAAAATGGAACACATGTGGTTTACTAATAAAGAATTTACACAGAATACTAATTTAGATGTAAAAGGAACTTTATCTTGTAAAGTAGTAAGAATTAATGGATATACTGAGTATTCACAAGTATCAATAGAATTTCCAACATATGATTCTGCAGGTGAAATACAAATTATATCAAATGGAGTTGCTTTTGATCAATTTATTTGGTTACAAGAGGATTTAAAAGATAGTATCTGAGTATACTACATGACCAATAATTTGGGGAGTATTTATATTCCCCATTATTATTTAGCCATATAATGCTGAAATAAATGATAAACTGTTGAATTATTTATATATAAAGTCTAAATTTAGACTTATTTATAAAACATGCAATATCAGTTACCTACGGGACGTGTAATTTACATTACTATAGAACAATATTTGTCTATGACTGATAATGATATACAGTATCTTATATCAACAAATGCAGGTGAATCAATTCACAATCCCTTCACTAGATCTGCACTAGATGAAAACTCCACAGAAAAGCACAAAAACAAAGAATATGATTTCTCATTTATTTCACCAGATGATGAGAATGTAAGAGAAATATCATTTGAGGATTTAACTCAAGATGATTTAGATAGAATAGATAGTATGGATATGTAAAACTTAACTTGGAAGAGTAGGCCAAGGAATAGCTAAAATTATACTCAAATCAATTAAAAAACAAAACAAGTATTAATCGCAAAAACACAAGTTATGAGTAAAGTAAGAGTAATTGGAGATGAAACAGGAAATGTTATCAACCAGTCAGCAACTAATCCAGATTATGGATATGTAAGAGTAGAAAGTGTAAAAACTACCATTGATGATAATGGATTTTTAAGAAAAAGATCTATTAGTACCTTGATTCAAGGTCATTTAACTGATTTAAAATCAGAAGGTTATTACAGTGGACAAGAATTAAATGGTAAAATTGTAGTATTGGAGGCATTAACTCCATTTAACAAAAAGAATCCTGAAAGAGATATTAAACAAGCAGGTAACACTGGTATTGTTTGTACTCTTGGAGGTGAACCAATTTACAGAAAAACTCTGTACACATTATCATCAAATGCAGAAGATGTATTTATTAAACATGATAATGTAGAGCAAATCAGAAATGCATTTGGAGGTGTTCAAAAAACATCTGCAGTAAATGCTGAAACATCTGATGAATTCAATTTTTAAGTATTAAATGTATATAAGGGATAGTGTAACAGCTATCCCTTTTTTATTAATTGTAAAAACTAATGGTCATGGAGTTACAACAGAACAACAAATTAGAGTATAAAGGTAAGTTAGAGGCTTATCAATTGTATAGAGGTAATACTTATACAGAATATGAAAAAGATAACTATAACGGTTATCAAAATCATTTATATAAAAGAGCATTATATGGTCTAAGTGCATTTACTCAAGATGAAATTGCTACTATGTGTAGTAAAAAGAAACAGAGAGTAAACAAAGTGTACATGAAAGGTCAGAATGTTATTAACCTGTATAAGCAAAAGGTAACTAATGCTTATAGTAATTTTATATTCAAGACATTATTCCCAGAAAGTCCTATAACACAGTTCTTT